AAGTATCGCTTCACGTCCCGTTTTGGCGAGGAGGTCCTGCTGCACCGGGTCGAAGGAGACGTGATCCATCTGCCCCGTGCTTTATGCCCGATCTCCGACAATGATGAGCGCGTGGACGGCGAGGTCGTTCATTTCTCTCAGGGGCCGTCCCCGAGGCCCCATCAGGTCAAGCTGTTCGAGGAGACGGCCAAGTTCCTGAAACAGGGCCTGTCAGGCATCGTCTCCGCTTACACCGGATGGGGTAAGACGGTCCTCGGCTATCACGCCGCTTACGTGACCCAGCGCAAGACGCTGGTCATCACGACCAAGGACGACATCTACAAGCAGTGGATCGACGGCGCGAGCAAGTTCCTCGGGCTCCAGCCGAACGAGATCGGGGAGATCAGGGGTGACAAGTGCGAGGTCATAGGCACCAAGTTCGTGGTCGCCATGATCCATTCGCTGTCCAAGGCGGGGAAGTATCCCGACTGGATAGACAAGGACTTCGGCCTCGTCATCTTCGATGAATGTTTTCATCCGGATCATGAGCTGCTTACGCCTGACGGGTGGAAGCCTGTTTCGGAGATTACCGAGCAGGACAAGGTGATGGCGTTCAACGCTGAAACTGGTTCGGTTCAGTTTGAGCCTGTTCTTAGGACGGTGGCCAAGCCGTTTGTCGGAAACCTCGTAAGGGTTAAGGGGAACAAGTTCCACACGCTGACAACGCCTGGGCACGAGCAGCCCATCCGTAGAAAGAGAAATTCTGGGTGGGAGTTGGGTAGGTCTACCCTTGGAGACCTTAACCTGCATTCGAGAGTTCAGTTGCCTGTGTCTGGAAGATTGGCTGGCACTGGTGAGCTGACCGCGCTTGAAAAGCTGCGGATTGCCTTCGAGGCAGATGGTCATCTCCTGTATACATCCAAGACGACAGGGGAGCACACTTATAGGTTCTCTTTCCGGCGAGCGCGTAAGATAAGACGCCTGTCCGATATTCTCCATGAGCTTGGGTGGGACTTCACCGTTCGAGAGAATTGTCGTGGGGACATCAACATCGTTTTCAAATCGGATTTGCTGATGACCAAGGATTTCTCCTGGTTCGATCCGTTTGAAGATGGTGGGCGTAACGAAAGTTTCCTGTCAGAGCTGACTGAGTGGGACGGTTGGGCAGATTCGTACGCTGGCTTCTGGGAGCACAAGTCAAGGGACGTGGCTGACCTCGTGCAATTAATTGCTCAGTTGGCTGGAAGGAATGCCTCCATTGTGCCTGTCGGTACTAGGTGGAGGGTTCGCTGGTGCGCCACGCAGGTCTGGGTGGACAGTGCTGGGTTCAGCAAGGAAGAGGTGCCGTATTCTGGCATGGTGTATTGTGTGACTGTCCCGTCTGGGAACGTGGTCACGCGCCTGAATGGCACCATTTCCATCAGCGGAAACTGCCACCGCGTTCCGGCAGAACAGTTCTCTAACGTGGTGGACATGTTCCGTGCGAAGCTGCGCCTGGGGCTTTCCGCCACGCCGGATCGGGCTGATGGAAAGGAGCTTCTGATACACGCCCACATCGGGCCGATCAGGGCCAGAACCGAAGCCCAGCTGATGATCCCCAAGGTGCTCCTGTTCAGGAGCGCATGGGAATGTCCGCGTGTGTTGCGCACCGATCCGATGACCGGCCAGAAACGGGTCGTCCGGTTGCCGCATGAGCCAGGCAAGACGGCGCACGTGGAGAAGATTCTGGCGGCTGACCCGCAACGGAACCATCTGATCGCGGAGCTCGCGTATGAGGCCCTGGAGAAGAACCGGCAGACGGTCGTGTTCTCGACGCTGATCGATCACCTGAGATCGCTGCACAGGGCCTGTCACGAGGTGTTCGGCATCTCGGGCCGTCAGATGGGCTTCTACCTTGGGGCACAGACCAAGGCCGAGAAGCAGGCGCGTGAGCGCGAGAAGGTTAAGCCGATCGTGTTCACGACCTACCAGATGATGTCGGAGGGAACGTCCCTTGACTGGCTCGACACGTGCATCCTGGCAATGCCGAGGTCGAACGTGGTGCAGCCAGTGGGACGTATCAGGCGCGAGTACCCCGACAAGGGAACGCCGGTCGTCATGGACATTCAGGACCATGACAGTCCGGTCTTCTCGTCTTACGCCGCCTCGAGGCTAAGATGGTACGAGTCCATAGGGTGTCGCGTCGTTCATATGAGCTGAGCAGGAGGCTGATGGAATGGCTCTGAAAATCGCAAAGAAGTCTGGAACCGCAACGATGTCGAAGCAGATCAAGGACAAGGGCACGGTGGTGTCGGAGGATAACACCCAGGAGCAGGTGGATACCCCGACCAGTAAGGTCGTGTCCTCTGATCCTTGGTGCGAGGTTGGCGTGGACATGAGCTACACGCACAATCTGGGCAACTACCAGTCCGCCAAGATTGGCGTTAGCCTGAGACTTCCGGCCCAGGTGTCCGAAATCGACGAAGTGTTCGCCTACGCCAAGGAATGGGTGGACAATAAGCTGCAGTCCATGATTGAGGACCTGCAGTCTGAGTAGCCTGCAATTAATTGCAAGGGTGGAAACCAAGTGCCGATAAGCATCAAGAAATCCCAGAAGAGCACGACAACGGCAGCTGAGCTGCTCGCCGGGTTCCAGAAGGACTACGGCGAGAGCATTGGTAATTTCGGTGGGCACCTGATCGACAGCACCCGCGTTCCCACGGGCATGTTCGAGCTCGATTTGGCGCTGGCCGGTGGTTTCCCGCGGGGCAAGTGCACGATCATCTATGGCCCAGAGAGCTCGGGCAAGACGAACATCGTACTCCTGGCGATCGCCCAGCATCAGCGCATCTGGCCGGACAAGACGAACATCTTCTTCGACGTGGAGAACTCGTTCGATCCTACGTGGGCGCGGAAGATGGGCGTGGACGTGAGCAAGCTCATAGTCATTCGTCCGTCCTATGCCGAGCAGCTCGTCGATATGGCCGAGAGCCTGCTTTACACGGAGGATTGCGGGATCGTCGCTATCGACAGTCTGGCCGCTTTGATCACGACCCAGGAGAGCGACAGCAGCGCAGAGAAGGCCAACGTGGGCGGATCGGGCCTCGTCACCGGCAAGCTCGTGCGCAAGACCACTAAGGCGCTGGGGGAGGCTGAGAAGGAAGGACGGCAGCCGACGCTGATCTACATCAATCAGATCAGGCACAAGATCGGCGTCATGTTCGGCAACCCCGAGACGCAGCCGGGAGGGAACGCTCCGCAGTATCAGGCAGCGCTCCGGCTCCGGGTCTATGGAAAGAACATCACCGACCCGAAGATTTCCTCGGTCATGCCGGTGGCCAAGGAGGTCACCTTCGTCGTCAACAAGCACAAGTGTCCGATCCTGTCCGCGGCGGGAAAGTTCACGATGGTCACGCTCCCGCACGGAGGGTTGAAGGTTGGTCAGTGCGACGACTACAGCACGATAGCCGAATACCTCAAATCCTTCGGCATGTTCGAGAAGCACGAGAAGAAGGGCTGGGTGATCGTGGGAGACCACTATGACACCCAGGCCGCCTTCAAGGAAAGGTTCTACTCGGATGATGCGTTCGCCAGTGAAATCCGGCAGGCGATCATCGAGAGGATGATGAAGGAGGGCAAGCTGATCGAGGAGGGCGGGGAGCCGTGACCGAAGTCCCGTACTTTAAGCGCAGGACGCAGCACCGGATAGGGAAGTCAGGGAGGAAGTCCGAGCAGCGTGTAGCGAAGATGCTGGGTGGTCGGCTCAGGCCCGCCTCTGGGGCGCTTGAGGGAGCAAAGGGCGACATCGTGATGGATAAGTTCCTGGTCGAGGCGAAAAGCTCCCAGAGAATGAGCATCACGATCAAGCTGGACTGGCTCTGCAAGATTGCGAGGGAGGCTCGTTCGGAGGGCAAGACACCCGCTCTTACCGTCTCATTCGTCACGCCGGAGGGCAGGGCTCAGCTTGACGGTGATTGGGTCATGATCCCAATGCATACCTTCGAGGAGATGTTGTCATGAGCATCCTCGTGGGGGAGACAGGTTGGGAAAGAAAGGACCTGGACGCCTACTGGACGGAGCCGTGGTGCGTGGAATGGCTCCTGGCTGCCATGGGAGAGCTGACCTCGAAGAAGAACGTGGTGTGGGAGCCAGCCTGCGGGAACGGTCAGATGGCCGAGGTTCTTCGCAAGCATGGCTACGATGTTCTGGCCACGGATGTGAAGGATTACGGATACCAGCACATGCAGGGTGTCCAGGACTTCCTCAGCGTCGAGTACGTGGACCCCGTTATCGATGTCATTATCACCAACCCGCCGTACGAGATCAAAGGCGTGGAAGGCGTTCCCGATGTTACGGCGGAGAGTTTCATCCGCCATGCCTTGCGCCTGATGGAGCCTGTTGGAGGCAAGGTGATAATGCTACTCAGGAACGAGTTCGACAGCGCGTCCAGCCGGGTGGACCTGTTCGATGGGTATCCGTTCGTTTGCAAATATGTCCTGACCAGGCGTCCGAGGTGGGTAGAAAAGCAGAAGGGCGATCCGAGCCCCCGGCACAATTACAGCTGGTTCGTCTGGGATTGGGGAATGCCCGAATCTACGACCGCTGTTATTCGCTACCTCAGAAAGCCAAAGGTGGAGAGCCCGGCCTGATATGACTATCAGCTTCCTCAAGAAAGCAAAGCAGTACATGCCGCAGCGGAGCGTCAAGTTCCTGCTGCACCAGCATCTCTCCGGCTACGACAAGGCTCGCTCGACCAAGATCATTCACGCCTCCGAGCTGACCAAGCCGGATGGCATCTGCCCTCGCCTGTACGCCCTGGCTGATGTCACCAAGTTCAAGCCGAAGGATCAGTGGCTCTCCACCTCGCACCGCATGACGTACCAGATCGGGCGGGATCAGGAACGCAACATCGTCTTGTGGTTCGCAGAGATGGGCAAGGCCGTATGCCACTGGAAATGCGTGGCGTGCGGGATCGTGCACGAGTTCCAGACCAGGCCGATCTCCTGCTCGAAGTGCGGCGTGAGGAAGCTGGAGCCGATGGAGGTTCGCTTCGAGAGCGCGTATTCCGGTGCGAGCTGTGGCGTGGACATGCTCGTCGCGCTGGGCGAGCCGAAATTGCGGGTGGTCGAGCTCAAGACCATCGACAAGGAAGAGTTCAAGGCTCTCAAGGCACCGCTAGCGGAGCACCGCTGGAGGACCAACCTCTATCTCAGGATCATTGCGGAAAGCGCTCACCCATGGTCCAATGCGGTCTCCACGGACACCGCGACCATCCTTTACACCAGCAAGGGCGGATTCGGATGTGCGGACCCCGAGCTGAAGAAGTGGGGCCTGTCCGACCAGTACAGCCCGTTCAAGGAGTTCGAGATCAAGCGGAATGACAGCGAGACCGACGAAATCGTCGCTCGAGCCAAGGTCATCAAGGATTTCAGGGAAGGCAAGGTGGGCATGCCGTGCGGGGTGTGCACGACTGCCATGTCCAGCAGGGCCAAGGCGTGTGGTCTGAAGGGACCCTGCTTCAGCGGAGAATATCCGCCCGAATATGACTGGATGAAAGACAATGGCTGAACTCCTCACCTCGATAGGCATCGACCCGTCAGCAACCGCGACAGGTATAGTCATCCTTAGAGAGACCGGGGCTTCGATCCCAGAGGTCATCTTGGAGACCGAGATCAAGCCAAAGGACCTTCGTGGCATGGAGCGTGCTCGTTTCATCGCCACGGCGGTTATGGAGATCATCCACGAGCACAGGCCGGACCGGATCGTCATCGAGGGCTATAGCCTGAACTACAAGAACGCCTCTTCGGTGATCCCGCTCGTCGAGATTGGCGGCATCTTGCGCCTCATGATGTACCTCGATGGCCTGACCTGGTTTGACCCGCGGGCGTCCGAGGTGAAGAAGTTCGCGGCTGGGCAAGGAAAAAACATCACCAAGGATCAGGTGATGATGTGGGTGTTGAAGCGCTGGGGGCACACGAGCATGACGAACAATACGGCGGATGCGTTCGTTCTGGCAGCTATGGGATTGGCCCAGGCGAACCGACTGCCGGGGATCAACATGGAGATGCGGAAAGTGGCAGGAGCTCTTGTTATGCGGAAAAACTAATTGCAATTAATTGCATTCCTTCTAGAGTATGCGGGCGTACCCTTAGTCACACGTAACCAGGAGGGTGTGAGAAATCATGTCCACAGCAGCCAGCCTGTCCCTGTTGAAGGGCGGGAAGAAAGCAGCAGTCGCTGAAGAGCTGGAGAAGGAACCCGAGGTGGAGTTTCCGGCTTCCGAGGCGTCTGAGGAAGAGGAAGCGGTCGTCGTTGACATCGACTCCATGAACACCAAGGAGATTGATGCCCTCGTCGCTGAACACGAAATCGACGTGCCCGATAACTGGTCGAAGATGACCCTCGCCAAGAAGAAGGCGTGGCTCAAGGAGCAGTTCGAGGAGACCGGCGAGGCCAATGAGGCCGTGACGGTTACTGAGGCGCAGACCGAGGACGAGTCGGCTAAGGAAGAGGCTGAGGCGAAGCCTGCGAAGGGCAAGCCCAAGTC